ACAGGCAGCAGACGCTGAATATAAACGGAATCTACAAATGTGGAAAGATACAAATTTTGGAGCACAAAGAAACGAAATGGAAAAGGCAGGATTAAGTGTAGGACTCATGTACGGCAACGGAGGAGGATCAGCAGCAAGCACAGCTGGAGGAACAGCAACTCAGCCAAGCGCACCAAAAACAAATCCTATAGAAGTAGGATTACAACAACAAGCGTTAGGGCTGCAATTAAAGCAAATAGAGGCACAAAATAAGCTTGCAAATGCTGAAACAGCCAAAACATTGGCAGAAGCAAACAAAATCGCAGGAGTAGACACAAAAGGGCAAGAATTGAACAATAAGTGGCAAGAGATTGAGAATAGAATCCAACTGAGTAAGGAAAATATCGCAGAAAGTAATATAACAGAGGCAGCAGCCAATGCGAAAAAAGCAGTCGAACTCTGGAAGCAAGAGGCATTAAACACAAAATATCTAGACGAAACTCAAGAGGAAAGAGTGGCAAAACTAGTGTCGGAGATAGCGTTATTACAAAAAGAAGGAGCCGTACAAGATTCGATCGTAGACGTCAACTACAACACCGCAAGAAAGATCGAAAAAGAAGTAGAGAATTTCTACTACGACATGATAACAAGGAGAATGTCTGCTGAAGCAGCGAAAGAACAAGCAGCAGCCATGATAGACAAGATCGCAAAAGACTATGAACTCGGAAAAGGACATCTAGAAAACGAAAACCAAAAAAACCTCAGAGAATGGATCTTCGGAGGAATCGATCAGATGTCGGGGATTATAGAATCTTTAAGCAAGTTCAAGCAAGCACAATCTCTACTCAAGAGACTCGAAAAAATAATCAGAAAACCAAACGAGTAATATGTGTTACTTCACAAAAAAAGTATTAAACAAGCGGTTTCTGCCTAATCGAAAGAATGGGTGGAATCCGCCTGTGTGTACAGACGAGAGATTCAGATACGTAGAGGTAGAATGTGGACACTGCTTCGAATGTCGTAAAAAAAAGAGAAGAGAATGGAGAATCAGAAATTACGAACAACTGAAAGAAACACCTCATGCAGTGTTTTTTACAGGAACAGTATCTCCACAAAGATATGAATATATTTGTAAAAGATATGGATTTAAAAACGACGGATCGCAAGATAACGAGATAATCACAAAAATACACAGATTATTCCTAGAAAGAATCAGAAAAGAAACAGGTAAATCAGTAAAGCATTGGTGTGTGACGGAAAAAGGACATACCAACACAAGAAGAATACACCTGCACGGACTATTTTACGCAAAAAAAGGGCAAACAAAATGGCAACTGACAAAACTATTATACGAAAATTGGATAGACGGATACAAATATTACGGAAGATATGTCAACGAAAAAACAATAAACTATATATCAAAATACATGACAAAAAAGGACAAAGACAATCCTGATTATATATCAATAGTACTATGCAGCAAAGGACTTGGAGCAAACTATGCAAAGGAAAACCAATTGAAACACAGATGGAATAGAGAGAAAACAATCATTACATATAAGGCACATAACGGGCAAGATTTACCATTACCAAGATACTACAAAACAACCATATACACAGATGATCAGAGGCAATTATTATGGCTATATGCCGAAGATAAAGGTGTGAAATGGGTAAACGGATTCGAAGTAATAGGAGCTAACACAGTGAACAAAGATTACTACGAAAGATTACTCAAAGAAAAAAATGAAAATGGAATCGGTTTACACGAGGATAATATCGAAGAAATTGAAAGGAAAAAGGCGATCAATCAGATGGTAAAATTACAAAATCTGACAAACAGAAAGAAAGCGCAACGAAGGCAAATCAAAAGAGAAGAGGAAGATATCATGTATCAATACTTATCAGCAGAGTATTGTCCTTTCTAGTTTTCGTCTCACGAAAACGTCTTGTCCGTAACGAACGGACTACACTATGCAGCAGGCTTTATTTTAATTTTACAGGGAGGAAAGGGTAGAGAAAAGCAGAAGGACAGCTACCTACAATATCCGATTAAGGACAGGCGTGTACCCAACCAAAGGTCGTGGTATGCGCCTTTGGCGATATCAAGGTGCTAACGCTCTAGGGGTATGCCCCTAGAACCCCTTATTTGTCGCTGGCGCTATGGAAACGTTAAGAAAAGTTATAAAAATCAGAGAAAATTTGGAGAATCAAAATATATACGTATATTTGCAATGTTAAAAAAAACAAGAGTATTAACCGTTTCTAACGAAACAACAAAAACAAAAAAATTATGAGAGATAATTGGAACCCAGCATTTAAATGTACATTTAAAGTGTTATATCCAAACAATCACTACGATATTTGTACAACATGGTTTACAGCAATAAATAGAGTGGCGGCGAGGAGACAAGCTAAAAAGTATCTAAAAGAAAACTATGGAAATAATTTCAAAATATTATCAATAAGTTATTAACATTTAAAATTCAAAAATTATGGCAGCAACAAATTGGACAATTATCAAAAGAAACAAAGCGACCAATCAAATTGTATTATTTAATTTGGAAGCAAAATGGACGTACAAAACAGCGATAGGTATCGCAACCGAATTAAACAATGACGAGATAAACGAACTCGTATGTATCGTAGAAACCAATAAAATAATGATAAAAAATGATAAAGAAGAGAAAAAAACAGAGTAAATATATCTTTCGTAACAAAGAGTTTACTACTTTTAAAAATATGAAGACCTACGCCTATTTTAACATGGACGTAAGTACAGAGGAAGAAGTATGGGAAATCAATGAAGATCAAATAATGAAAATATATAAATTAATTAAACAAGAAAGGAGGTTATTATGTGTCAAAACTTACGACGTAATCGAGAAATATAAAAAATGGATTGAAAAACAACAACTTAAATTATTTAAAGATGGATAAGAAAAAAATCATTTACGAAATTATTAAAATCATATGTACCGCAATCATCAGTATTGCAGCAGTACTGACAGCACAAAGCTGTACTATGTCACTAAGCGTGAGTAAAAATAACAGCAACAGTACTCAAAAAACCGAACAAACAACAACCAGCTCGGTTGACAGTACACAAATCAATATTAACCCAAAAAAATAAAAATCATGGACTTAAAAGAAGCATTTAAAATTAGAAAAAAAGACGCAGAATCAGATGAAGTTATCATTACTATTGGTAATCACTTGGCTACTAAGCAAGTATTTCAATCGGAAGAAGAAGCTCAAAAAGTAATCGACGCAACAGATTGGAATCTAGTGGCAGCACTGATCTACGCTTGCAAAGAAGCAGATCAATGGGAAGAAAAACAAAAAGAAGTATCAAAAAAAGAGGAAGAATAAATTATGTCAATTACAAGAACCTTAGGTAAAAATACACTAGGCGACAACAATAAAATGAAAGTTGCGATGAGAGACTATGACATGTCTACTCATGATATATCAACGGTATGCAGAACTTCACTCGGAGTAGGAATGCTTGTACCATTCTGTAAAATACTCTGTCAAAAAGGAGATATCATCGATTTGAATCTAATCAATAAAACACTAAGCCAACCAACACTAGGGGCGTTGTTCGGATCATTCAAACTGCAACACTTCATGTTCTTCGGAGGTTTCCGGTTATACAACAGTTGGTTACACAATAACCGAACAGGTATTGGTATGAAAATGAGTGACATCAAATTGCCGACAATGCTCGCCAAAACTTACGGAACAGCAACAGAAGCAAAAACAAATATTTCGGCATCAGCATTATACAAATACCTTGGATGGAGTAAATCAAGAAGAACAGGAGCTAGCGCAACACAAGGAGTAGAAAAAAATGGAGTCCCATTGCTTTTATACCTAGACATATTTAAAAATTTCTTCGCAAACACACAGGAAAAGAAATTTTACATGCTAAAAGGAGCAGGAGAGGTAAAATTAGTTTTTGCAAAAACATATAATAACGAAAACGACAAAGTATACATTATCGGAAAAGACCAAAATAGCATAAATGTAACAAAAACGACTATTATAACGGCAGGCGTAATCTTAAACGATTACACGAATTTTTGGAATAGTTTAAAAGTAAAAATACTTGAAAGTGATGGAGGTTTATATACCAAAAGAATAAGTGAGCTGACATCTAACCCAAAAATTGCAAATATTACTCTAAACAAAATTAGCGCTGACCCATACGCAACAATACTCCAATTTTTCACGACAAAAGAGACAGCTAATTTCATAAAAACCGAATTAGGTCAATACGATCTAAAATTGCTTGATCAAATTAGAGATGTAATCTTACACAAAAAGGGTAACGAAAAATTAATACTTTACGGAGAAAACCTAAACACAAATAATGGAGGATCAACAGAATTACAATCAATGTTCGGGGATCTAGTAAATTCTCAAGCAAATAAACTAGGCGGAATGTTGTTAAAAACATACGACAGCGACATCTTCAATAACTGGATACAAACAGATTGGATCGATGGAGCAGGAGGTATCACAGAAATAACAAGCATTGACATCACAGCCAATGACGGAAAGTTGACAATGGATGCACTGAACCTACAACAGAAAGTCTACAATATGTTAAACAGAATCGCAGTGTCGGGAGGCACATATCGAGATTGGCTGGAAACGGTATACACAGCAGGAAAATATCTCGACAGACCCGAAACACCTGTATTTATCGGAGGTATGACACAATATATCGAATTCGACGAAGTAATATCAAAAAGTGCAACAGAAACAGAATACGGTAGTCAACCACTTGGAGATATTGCAGCAATCGGAAGAGGAGGAAAGCCGCTCAATAACGGACACATACATTATCAATGCGAAGAGCCAGGATATATCATGGGATTAATGGCTATCACACCAATGGTCGATTATTCACAAGGCAACGACTTCGATTTAAATTTACAAACAATCGACGATCTACATAAACCAGCGCTCGACGGAATCGGATACCAAGATCTAATTCAAGAACAAATGGTCGGAGAAACATCCACATACAATGGAGGATCTAGTATATCAAACTTAAAACACCTAGCAGCAAACAAAACCGTAGCATGGATAGACTACATGACCAACTACAACCGTACATACGGAGATTTTGCGGCAGGAGAAGCCTTAGACTTTATGGTGCTCAACAGACGTTACGAGGTAGGTAGTAATAACACGATCGAAGATCTGACTACATACATTGATCCACAGAAATACATCGAGATCTTTGCTGATACATCAATAGACAGCCAAAACTTCTGGGTACAAACAGTGGTACAGGCGACGAGACGAGGTAACTATAGTGCTAAACAAATTCCATTCTTATAATTATGAAAACAATTAACAAAATAAGAGTAAATAACTTCAAGGGAATGATCGAGATAACAGAAAAAGGCGAAACCTTGATCAAAAAGATCCAAAGAATTCTCGATGAAAACGAACCGCTAACCGACGGAGCGCCTATGATCTACACGCCTAAACAGGCAGGAGTAAGAGAAGATTGCAACGTACGAACGGACAAGTGGGCTTTAGCTATGGACGCAATGGATAGAGTGAACAACTACAAATTAAACGAGTACCTCAAAAAGGGAGAAGCCGAAGCACCAAAGACAGCTGAAGGTCAAACAGAAGGAGGAACAACTGAACCAAATCCAACTAGAGACAACTAGTCGGGTACGACTACGAACACTATATGCGAAAAGGGCGGATGTAAATATTTATGTCCGCTTTTTAAAGCCAAAAAAGCGCAGTACGCATATAGCATATTATATCAAGTAAATATAGGTAGAGCTTCTTCAAAAGTAAGCTCGAAGAACGTAAAAATTTATTATCATGGGATTAGGAGCAACATTAGCAAATGCAGCAACCTCGGGATTAGCAGGAGCTGTAACCGGAGGAATAGGATCAATAGTCAGTGGTGGTCTAGGACTACTAGGAGGTCTATTCAAAAGAAACAATAACGGACTCAAAAACCAACAGAAACTAATGCAACAAGCATGGGAGTATGAAAAAGAAGGAATGGGTCTACAATACAACTACGGACAACAGGCAGCAGACGCTGAATATAAACGGAATCTACAAATGTGGAAAGATACAAATTTTGGAGCACAAAGAAACGAAATGGAAAAGGCAGGATTAAGTGT